GACATCAGCGTGGAGCAGATCTACCGAGTCCTTTGGCATTGTGTGAAACGGGCGATGGAGCAGGCCGCTTGAGCACCTCCGGCACCTATGGATTCACCGTTAATGCCGCTCAAATAATCAACGAAGCAGCACTTAACGTTGGGGCTATAGGAGAAGCTGAGGTTCTTACATCTCAAGAATATTCAGACATTCTTTTAAAGCTAAATATGCTTTGCAAGCAATGGATGGGAAAGCAGGACTTCGCGCCGGGCTTAAAGATGTGGACCCGCAAGCGCGGTGACTTGTTTCTGGGATACACCCAGTACCAGTATCAGTTGGGACCCGCTGGAGACAACTGGGCCGGCGGGGTGACGGGAGGCGCATGGAATCAGAACTACAACTCGGCTCTGCTGACCGCCAACGCCATCGTCGGGTCGAGTTCTATCCAGGTCGATTCCATCACGACGATCAACGCCAATGATTACATCGGCATTCTTTGCGGCAACGATCTGTTCTGGACCACTGTGGCCGGGGCGCCTGCGGGCAATCAAGTCAACCTGGCCGCGCCCCTCACGGTGCAGGCCAATCAGAACGCGCAGGTGTTCAACTACACCACCAAACAGCAGCGCCCTCTGATGATAGAGACCGCGATCCTGCGCGATATCTATTCCAACGACACACCGCTCGACACCATGACGCTTCAGGACTATGAACTGCTGCCGACCAAGACCTCGCCGACCTATCAGGCCGATCCTACGGCCTTCTACTATGAGAGCCAGATCGGAACGACCACGGCCAACAGCAATGGGCAGTTCTACATCCAGTGCGGTGGCGCGCAGGATGTGACCAAGGAAATCCACATCGTTTTCCTGATTCCGGTGCAGGACTTCACCAATCCAGGAGATAATCCGGCCTTCCCGCAGCAGTGGTACATGGCGCTGTGCTGGGGACTCTCCCGACAGATCGCTCCCATGTTTGACTCCATCTGGGATCAGGCACAGGAGAATAACTACAAAGAGTCGCTGGCTATGGCGAAGCAAGCCGATGCCGAGGTAACGAGCTTCTACTTCCAGAGGGATGCTGGGAGCCCCTACGAGCCATGAGTAAGTGTGCAGCCGAGTATCTTAGGAATAAGTACAAGTGCGCGTAATTCCATTATTTGGGGCAGGCACAAAGAGCAAGAGCGCTGTGGTCACGAGCCAGCGTCGTCTGAACGTGTATTTCGAGAATCGCCCAGATGGGGACAAGAGCAAGGTCGCTATCTACGGTACCCCCGGCCTTGTCGCTTCTTTCAAGGTATCGAACCTTCCTGCGCCCATGCGCGGCATGGCGGGAGATGCCAAGTACCTCTACGTCTGCTTCTACAACCAGTTGTATGTGATCGTGGCCTCCAATGGGGTGGTCATGGCGTCCAATCCCACTCAAGTGCCAGTCAACACCACTTCAGGCAATGTCTCGATACAGCCCAGCCCCACGCAAGTGCTGTTCGTCGATGGTGCGGCCGCTTATCTTTACTCCCTGACCGCAGCTCCTGGTACGGGCTTCTCTCAGGTCGCCTCCTTCCCGGCGACAGGGGCACGGACGGTGACATTCTGTTCTGGTTTCTTCGTTGCCGAGCAACCCAGTACGCAGACCTTCTGGGTGTCCAATGCTTATGATGGATCGACCTGGAATGCGCTGGCTTTTGCGGAGGCTTCCTCGGGCGAGGGCACGATCCAGGCGGTCGATCAGCTCAACGGGGTGCTGATCCTATTCATGAGCAATGCCATGGAGTTCTGGCAGGATGTTGGAACGACTCCGGAGCCTTTCGCGCCGATTCAGTCGGCTTACAATGACTGGGGCCTGGCGGCGATCTTCTCCCGCGCCCACATCAATCAGGGGATCGCCTTTCTCGGGCTGACGACCAACGGCACCGCGCAACTGTGCTTCCTCAATGGCTTCAGCGTGCAGGTGATCTCGGATGCCGACACGGAGGCCATCTGGCAGGGTTTTTCGACGGTAGCGGATGCGGTCGCCTTGACCTATCAGGTTGACCACCACCCGATGTACCAGATCAGTTTCCCCTCCGCGAATCGCTCCTGGATATTCGATCTGTCCACGGGCATTTCGAGTGAGGTACAGACCGGCCCTTCGGTCAACCCATCCCGCCATTGGGGCAATTTCTCAGCCCTTGCGGGAGGCTTTAACTACATCAGCGACTACGCCACCAATCAGATCTACCAGATGAATCCCAACGTCTACACCGACAACGGGCAGGTCATCATCCGGGAGATCATTACCCGCCATGTTCTTTCGGCTTTCAATCGGGTGCGGATTTCACTGCTGTATCTGGACATGGAAACCGGAGTCGGACTTCAGACAGGGCAGGGTAGCAACCCGCAGATCATGCTTCAGGTCTCACGCGACAACGGCCGCCGCTGGTCGGCGGAGCGCTGGGTGGGCTTGGGAGCGGTAGGCAAGTATCTGTGGCGAGTAGCTTGGCGACGGTTCGGCATTGCCCGTGATTACGTCTTTCGTATCCGCATGTCCGATCCGGTGAAGTTTGTCATTACGGAAGGCGCTATCAAGCTGTCTGAACGACAGCCCGCGGCGAAGCTGGGATGATTTCTCCCCTACCTCCCGACAACCACATCACCAGGGAAGTTCTGACGCCTGCCTGGCAGTCATGGTTTGCCTCTGTCTACCGTTCGCTGGTTCCACTGGGAGTCGGGACGACAACCAATCGACCCACCAAAGGACTCTCTGTCGGCTACGGGCCATTCTACGACAGCACGCTGGCAAAGCCGATTTGGGTTAAATCCACCGGTCCCACGGTCTGGCAGGATGCTGCCGGGAATGTGGTATGAGTTTCCGAGACGCCGTCATGAGACTGGAGCGCCACAGCCGTACCCAGCCCCAAGTCCTCATCGTCCCACGGCACTACTTTGCCCAGGGCGTGTACGCGCGGGAAATCACCATTCCGGCAGGCACGCTCATCACGGGCATGATTCACCGACAAAGTCAGATAAATTTCTGCCTACGGGGTAAAATAGCCATCGTGACCGAAGAGGGCGAGGCCATCTTTCAGGCAGGAGACACGATTGTCTCCCCTCCGGGCACCAAAAGAGCCGCCGTCGCCCTCGAGGAGACGGTATGGACCACGGTCCTGGGGACCGAACTGACCGATGTGGAGGAGATTGAAGCGCGGCTCGTCTGTGCGAGCTTTGAGGAATTGGAATGTCATTTGTCGCCACTGCTATCGTAGGGGCCGGTGTGGTCGGGGCGGTCGGCACCGTGGTGGCCGGCGGGGAGGCTGCCAATGCGACTCAGAACTCCACCAATGCCTCGATCTCCGAGCAGAACAAGATCCTTCAGCAGCAGCAGGCGAACGAGCAGCCGTATCTGAATTTAGGCTCTGCTGCCCTAAGTCAGTATCAGGATCTGCTGGGGATTGGCCCACAGGGTGCCGCCGGCATCGAAAACACCCTCGCCAATACCCCCGGCTATCAGTTCGCGAAGTCTCAGGGCCTGCAGGCGACGCAGAACCAGGCAAATGCCACAGGACTGGGCCTTTCCGGCAATACCCTGGAAGCGCTCGACAACTTCTCCACGGGGCTTGCGGATTCAACCTACCAGCAGGCCGTAGGCAATTCCGCCCAGGCGGTGGGATTCGGTCAGGCAGCAGCAGCAGGACAGTCGAGTAACCTGCAGAACGCGGGTAACAACATCAGCTCGGCGCTCATCAATCAGGGCAACAACGCCGCGAACATCGACATCAACACCATTGCTGGGATCAGCAAGAACCTGAGCGGCGCGACCAACAGCCTGATCACCAACAACACGCTGGCGAACCTAGGTAATCAGGGCGGCGGCTACAGCGGAAATAGCGTGATAGGACCTAGTTACTCCACTGACCAACCTTACATACCTCAATAATCATGGCACTGGACGCAAGCGCACTGCAGGACATTCAGGGACCGGATGTTACCGGCTCTATCGCCAAGGGCTTCCAACTTAAGGACATGATTGACCAGAATCAGCTTAATCAGTTGAAGCTGGCCTCAGCCACTCAGGAAGCGGACGACAAGAGAACGCAGCGCAAGATTCTTTCTGGATCTGACATTTCCACCGAAAAGGGCTCTGCAGAGGCTCAGGAGAAGTTGAATAAGGCGGGCCTTACGCAACAGGCGATGGAGCTTCGTAAGTACACCCAGCAGATTACCAGCGGGGAGATCGACAACCAGATCCAGAAGATCCAGCTCGCGGATAAGGCGCTGGACTGGTCGGCTTCCCAGTTCGATCCGATCTACCAGAAAGCCTCTGCCATGCGCTCTCAGATGGTCACAGATCCCCGTACCGGCAAACCTCGTCCGCAGTACACGGAAGCCGAGATAAATGCCTATATCCAGTCTCAGGCACCCACGGTCTTAAAGAACCTGCAGGATGCCGATGACAGCGTCCTACCCCCGCAGTATCGGCAGATGGCCCTGCAGAAGGCTTCCCAGGGCGGAGGCCCGCGAACCTTTGATGACTTGCAGCGTATCGAGGATCAGAGCGCCAAACAGCGCGAATTGCATAAGCAGCAGCTCGAGCAGTTGAACATCAAGAGCCAGATCGCGGATCGGGATGCCGGGAAGGCTGAAACAGCGCGCCACAATAGAGTGGAGGAGGGACAGGGCGCCCAGCGGCTGGCTATCGCCAAACAGAACTCGGGCGACTTCGGTGGCGCCAATGGCGAACTGCTGGCAGCGATGACCGATGCGGGTGTGACACTGCCTCAGGGGTTGCGCAGCAAACAGGTCTTGGCCGGCACGCTGACAGCGCTTCGGGAGCGTCATCCTGAAATGACCCCGGATCAGATTGCTGCGGGGGTCAAGGACGGCTCCATTGCCATGGGGGTAGCCAAGACAGAGGGCTCCGTCTTGGGCCGCCGAGAGGCCGCTATTCTGCCGGTGGAGAAGTCCATCACCAAACCCGGTGGCTTCCTGGATCAGGCCGAGCAGGCCGTCAACGAGGTGGATTTCTCCAAACTCAAAGCGGCGGGGCAGTTCGAGAACTGGAAAGCCGATCAACTTTCAGATCCAAAACTAGCCGCTTACAAGGCCGCCGTGGCCGAGCTACGGGCCGAGTATTCCATCGTGCTATCTAAGGGCGGTCAGGTCACCGATGCGGCACGGCATGAGTCCGAAAAGGTCATACCGGATCTGATCACCAAAGATCAGTTCAAGCGCATCAAGCAGGTTGTCCTGAAGGGTATCGAGTCCTCTAAGGGAGGGGTAGAAGAAAGTATCGGTCAGGTGACGGGCGGCAAAACTCCACCCGCTGACAGCAAGACCGATCCGCTGGGTATCCGCTGATGCCTGATATCACCTCCATCCGCCAGCAATACCCGCAGTATTCCGATATGTCGGACGACGACTTGGCTTCTGCGCTTCATTCCAAATTCTACGCAGACATACCAGAGGATCAGTTCCGGCAGAAGATTGGCCTTGGAGCACCACCAGCTAAGCCAGAGGACAATAGCTACTTGGGCAAGGTCGGACGCGCAGGAGAGGCCGTAGACAAGGCGGCGGGTCCAGGTTTGAAAGGCGCTGCGCGGGCTGCGGTCGGGGCTGTGGAGGATGTCGGGGCAATGGCCTCGGGTGTAGTGGGCGATGTGGCGGGCTTTGCGACCTCTGCAGCTACGCAGAACGCGGAGAAGGGCAAAGCGGTTAAGGAAGCGCTGACCTACGAACCCAAGACCGCGACAGGCAAGGCCGGGGCTGAATACCTCGGAGCGATCAGCGAGCCTGTCTCGAAACTGCTTAATAAGGTTCCCAACAAACTGGAGCAATCCGGCCACCCTATTTTAGCGCAAGGCGTGCGCGTTGCGGAGGATTTGATCGGCGGCAAGAAGGCGCTGGAAGCACCCGGCGCTGCGCGTTCGCTGGCCGGCAAAGTGGGTGAGATCAGTCGCGAGAGTGCCGCCAAGTCAGCCGCTAAGACCGCCACCTCGGCAGCCGAGAATGCAGAGAAAGACGCACTCATCAAGGACGTTCGCAAACTGGGGCTACGCCTTACCTCGCAGGACGTCGGCGCCCCCATCGGTAAGAGGGTAGAAGCGGTCGCGAGTCGGCCGCAACTTGAACGCGAGATATCGCTGAAGAATGCTCCTCTGGTGAAGAAGGCAGCGGCGGATGACGTCGGCATTACAGAGCCCCTTTCGGCGGGCTCTGTGAACAAGGCCATCAAGGAAACGCTGACCCCGTATACCGCTCCCAGGAAACTGGGACGGGTAGATCTCGCCAACGATCCCAAATGGAAAGAGGCGCTGGCAAAGGCTCAAGGCATCAGCAAACAGGAGGAAATCGACTTTCCTGAGGATGTGAGTGAGTCCATAGAGAAGGAAGTCAAGAAGTTCGACAAGCCTAGCGCGGATGCTGATTCCATGGTCAGCAAGATCGCCAAGTTGCGCGAACGTGCCTCGGACAACTTCCGCGGAAACGCGGACGATAAGGCCCTCGCCCGCGCCCAGCGTTCTCTCGCTACGGCTATGGAGGAGGCCATCGAGCGTCATGGAGAGGCCACCGGTCAGGCTGGCGTGATCAAGGCATTCAGAGATGCCCGCGTTCGCTTAGCCAAGCTCTACACCATTCGAGACGCGCTCACAGAGACCGGCGAACTGGATCTGGGAGTGCTGGAAAAGGAACTCAACAAGGGCGAGAAGCTGTCAGGCAATCTGCTGACTCTGGCCCGTGCCAAGTCAGCCTTTGATCGATCCTTCCAGGCACCGGAGAACATCCGCGGCCATCCGGTGGGGGCTGGAGATATCGCCCTTGGTGTGCTCGCAGGAGGCGGCAAGGGAGCCGCTGCGGGCGGCTTATCTGGCATGAGTGCCGGAGTACTGGCCGCGGCTTCCAGGCCCGTCACGCGCGCCGTAATGGCCTCCAAGCCCTATCAGAAGGCATTCATCAAGCCACGTCACAAGGTGAGTGAACTGCCTGCGCAACCTAAAAAACGAGTAGAGCCGACATTGGGAGACATG